AACGGGCGCGGGCGCAAGAATTACCATCGAACCCGAAGGCGACGCAAAGTACATCGGGGTGGATTCCAAAGGACTCGCAGAGCAACGTCAAGCAATTGAATCGGACCGGACCAGGGCAGAACATAAAAGTGGCCAAGCAATTACGGCCAAGAAGGGCGGTGTTGAATCTGCGGAAGCGTTGCACATTCGCGTGGGTTCTCAGTCAGTGACCTTGACGGATGTTGCCAACACGGCGGCGGCAGGATTGGAAGCCATGCTGAAGATCGTTGCGGAGTGGTCAGGGGCAAATCCTGAACTCGTGAAAGTCACGCCAAACTTGGACTTCACAAACGAAGAAATGGAAGGCAAGACGCTGCTCGACTTGGCAACAGCAAACTCAATCGGCGCGCCAATCTCCAAGCAATCAATCCATCGCAAAATGGTACAGCAAGACATGACCGAGATGGACTTCGAAACCGAAATGCAAACGATTGAAGAAGAAAAGGCGAATCCGTGATCAAAGTCACGCTGGCAAGTGAAGACCCGGAGGAATTCAAGCGAAGGCTCGCGCGCGCAGAAAAAGCAAGGAAGATTCTTGCCGAAAAAGTCAAAAAAAGCGGCCTTCCCTTTTCGACTTTCGGGGTGGTTGTTGACGGTGACAAAATAAGGGGCATGGACGTTGCCGACTAGTTTCTACGTTCTTGATAATGTAAACACGACGCCAAAAGGGGAGGGGATTGTTCGCGCAGTAAGAAAGATGGCTGCCGAACTAACCGAGCGGTTGGGTGATGATGAGTTTGCTTTCGAGTGGTCAATTACTCAAGTCGAAATCCCGGCACGCGATACCTTGCTTCCTATTGAAGCAACGGAAGTCAACTTGTATGCCTTTGATATAGAGGGCGATGAAATAATAAATTTCACAGTCGATTTCTATAACTTAAAGGAAAAGGCTCCCGAGCTGCAAGCCAGTTTTTTGGCAATCAATCCAAAAATGCAGAATCAAGGGCTGTCGCGTATTTTTTTGCGAGGTAGCGTTGATGCATTGCAAAACATTGGCGGGAAAAAAGTCGTGGTCGACGCCGCGTTGGATCGTGGCGGGTATGCTTGGCTCCGCGCGGGATTCTTCCCTGATGAAGAGTTTTACCACAAGAAGCTGCGGCGGATTGTCTTTGAAAGTAAGCATTTGACAACTGAGCAAAAGGGCGCTTTTCTTGGAAAGAACGCGGACGAATTGCGCGAGTTTGTTTTGTCGGATGAATTCAGAAACTATAAAAAAGCGTTTAGCGGGCAAAGTTGGGTAGGGTCCGCAGATATAACAGACCAACGCACTCTGCAGGCAATGTTGGGAGAATATGTAACTAACGCAGGCGCGAAGCTGGCAACAACCACAGCCAACCGTGAACTCAGCGACGCATACCTTCGTCACCAGATTCATTTGTTGAGAGGGGCAAAGGGCGAAGCGAAACGGATAAACGCGCTGCTCGATCAATCGCAAGAGGAAATCTCCGGGATATTGCGCGCATATGATAACAGTGGCGGGAGCGGCGGGATTATTTCCCCCGCCTTCCATCGGCGTCTTGAGAATTTACAAGCCGAAATAGCCGCGATACGAAGCAAAGCCTTCAAAGAATCAATGGGTGAGTTAGACGAGGCAATGGTGGTGCTCGCTAAATCGGAACCTGTGACCATAGACAACATAAACCGCACGGTTTCGCCGGTGGTTATCAATAACAAAATCCCAACGACGCAGACATTACAATCCATTGTGAAGTCACGGCCATTCCAGGGCAAGGTGCTCAAAGAATGGGCAGAGACAATGGAGTCAGCCGACTTGGCGCGAATCCGCAACCAAGTGCAGTTGGGCATGGTAAATGGCGAATCCATGCAGACCATAACACGCCGGGTGTTTGGCACGTTACAAGCAGAGGGAACCGATGGGGTTGTTAATATTACCCGCAACCAAATAAACGCCATTACCCGCACAGCGGTGCAGCATGTAGCGAATCAGGCGCGGCGTGAGTTTGCGCTACTGAATGCGGACATCGCGCCACGGGAACGATACACGGCGACGTTGGACAGCAGGACCACGCTGGTTTGTATGAGTCTGGACGGCAACATCTACAAAGTCGGGGTGGGACCATACCCGCCGATCCATTTTCAATGCCGGTCAATTCGCCGCCAGATTTTCAGCGATGAAGTATTGGGACATAGACCAGCCAAGCAGGTAACCGACCAAATGTTGGTCAGGCAATACACGCGCGAAAACGATTTGAAAATTACCGGCTCGCGTAAATTATTGCCGAAAGGGCACAAAGGCAAGTTCGATGCGTGGGCAAGGAAACGGACCCGGCAGTTAATCGGACCCGTGCCAGCCGTTACAAATTACGAAATCTTTTTGAGAAGTCAGTCACGGGAGTTTGTGGAAGACACGCTCGGAAAGACAAAATCGAAGCTTTTTATCAATGGCAATTTACCGCTCAAGCGGTTCGTCCATCGGACCGGCGACGAGTTGACACTTGCCGAAATAGCAACCAGGGACAGCGATGCATTTTTATCGGCTGGCCTTGATCCAGCAGATTTTTTGTAAAAAGGGGCAGAAACCAAAATGAAACTACAATCAACAATAGAAGACATCAATACACTGGACGAGCCGTTTCGTGATTTGTATGTGTTGCGGGACGGGAAGTACCACTTTGATGGGGTGGACGGCATAAAGACGCAGGCAGACATTGACCGCTTGCAAAGTTCACTGAGCAAAGAAAGAAATGCGCACAAAGAAATCCGCGATAAGTTTGCGCCATTGATAGACCAAGACCCGTCCGAAATTTTAGCCATGTTGGACAAGTTTCCAGAATTGGAGGCGGCTGCACAAGGGGCAAGTGACCCGGAAAAAATCCAGGCGCTGGTTGATGCGAAACTGAACGCAATCAAAGCCCCGCTCGAACGGGAATTGAATACAACCAAAAAAACCAAAGCAGAACTCGAAATGCAACTCCAGCAATTGACCCAGGAAAAGCTTTCGCGCTCTATTCATGACAGCGTAATCAAGGAAGTCAGAAAAGCCAAGCTACCGATAGAAGTGGACGAGGACGTTTTGCTCAATGCCGACCGGATATTCGAAGTAATCGACGGACAAGTACAAACCAAAGACGGCGTCGGCGTGACGCCGGGGATTGACCCGGCATCTTGGTTGGCTGAAATCTTGCCACGCAAACCCCATTGGCGCGGACCTTCGTTTGGTGGTGGGGCAAGAGGGTCGCAAGGCGGCAGCAGTTTTGGAACCAATCCCTGGACCGCCAAAGATTGGAACAAAACCGAGCAGGGTAGGGTTTATCGTGAAGACCCGCAGAAAGCAGAACAAATGGCAAAAAGCGCAGGCACGACACTTTCAGGCGCTAAACCAAAGTAAAAATGCGTAACCTTTTAACTTAATTGAATTTGTTTTTTTTATGTTGTATGGTGTCGGGATTCAATCACATGGGTGATTAACTTTTCAAAATCGTGGGTCATGGGGCCATTCTTATTTAATTATGGGAGGGCCAAAACATGGCTGCAGGTGATACAAGAATCGCCGATATTGTCGTACCAGAAGTATTCTCAGGATACACCCAACAACTAACAACCGAAAAATCGGCGTTTGTGGCATCGGGGGCAATGACGCTCGACCCGCAAATGAGCGCGAATCTTGCAGGTGGGGGGTTGACCTTCAATTCGCCAAGCTTTAAGGATTTGGACAACGACGCTGACAACATCGGCTCGGATGATCCAGCGGTTGATTCAACGCCAGTAAAAACCGGCACAAGCACAGAAATCCAGGTCCGTTTAACCCGTAACCAATCATGGTCCACCATGCACTTGGCAAGCGAGTTGGCCGGTGCTGACCCGGCTGAATCCATCGCGCAGCGGGTATCCTCTTATTGGATGCGTCGTTTGCAAGCCGCAACAATCGCAACCGTGACTGGTTTGTTCGCCGATAACGCAGCCGCACCAGCCGGTTCCGAGCACGTGCAAAATGATATGACGCACGACATTAGCGGTGTATTCTCCGACGGCGTAACCAACTTCAGCACAGCCGCACTAATTGACGCAGCCGCCACAATGGGCGACTCCGCTGATGATCTTGCTTTGATGGTTGTCCACGCGGTGGTTTATGCACGTATGCGCAAAAACAACCTGATCGACTTTATTCCTGATTCAGAAAACCCAGCTGCTGCACGTATCGCCACTTTCCAAGGGCAATACCGCGTCATTGTGGATTCTGCTATGCCAAATAGCACAGGCGATTTCAATACTTGGCTGTTTGGTCCAGGTGCGCTTCGACTTGGCACAGGTGCGCCAAAAGTACCAACCGAAATTGAATCAAAGCCAAGCGCCGGTAACGGTCAAGGGCAGGAAATCTTATACAACCGCACTCAGTGGCTTATCCATCCAGCAGGCAACGCTTATGTAGGTACAGCGCCGAATGGTGGACCAACCAACGCAGCAACCGCCAATAACCTAGCAGCCGCTGGTTCTTGGCTGCGCGTGTTTCCTGAACGCAACCAGATCAAAATCGCAAGACTGATTACGACCGAATTTTAAGTTTCAGCCCCGCCCCAACTACTTGGCGCGCGGAAGCGTAACGGGTGGAAGGGGCACTTGGCATTTCATTATTTGGAGGGCGTAATCATGGCGCAGATTTATAGCAGGCACGCGAGATACATCGACCAAAATCGGCGGCGGTATGGCCGGGACATGGGCGGCTTTATTTCAGGGGTTCAAACCACGCTCGATGCAACCGGCGCGGCGGCAAACTTTACGGCCAACGCAGCAGCCGAAGTATTCGTGATGACTGTCACAGCAGGCAATGTTGATACAGCAGACAGCACGATAGCGTTTGACGGCGTAACAGTCACAGTAACAAATCCATCGGCAACCCCAACCGCAATCGCGGACGACTTTGCAACGCAATATAACGCAGCAGGGACCGGAACTTGGACTGCTGTTGGCAATGGTGATGGCACTGTCACATTTACAGCAAACGCAAACGAAGATAGAACCGACATCGTCGGCGGTGATTTTGTTTACACTGCCAACACGGCTGACGCCGTTGCGGTAACTTTCAGTGTTGCTTCGCCCACAACCCAGGGCGTCGACCCAGTAATCACCTGGACAACCCACGGCAAAGCCGTTGGCGATGGTCCATTCTTATTGACAACCACAACTACACTCCCGGCGGGACTCAGTTTAGCCACGTACTACTGGATAAGCGCAATCCCAACCGCTAACACCATTTCTTTGTCTACCCGAAAAAATGCTCCCGTCCACGCAATCGTAGGCGACGCTGGCACGGGCACACATACCATCACCAAGGCATCGGATACCGGCGCAATGTTTGAATATTTAAAACAAACAAACGCAGCGGTTTTGGGTGGAGAAACCGACGTAGATAACTTGTA